TGCACGCTTGCAGCAGGTTGGTAATCTGCGTCCGGCCCTCGCTCGCCATCTTGGCGACCGAGACCAGCGCGTAGCCGGCCATGCCTATAACGGCGATGTTGAGCACGGCCACGAACAACAATGCCGGCGAGCCGGCAAAGCCGTTGACGAGCTTCTCCGCGACCTTGCCGGTTGCCTCGATCATGTGACCGTCACGCTGACCGGGCCGGCCGGTGAGCTCGCCGCGCCGTCCGAATTCTCGGCGTGGACGTAAAGGTCATACGTGCCCGCCGCGACGCTGCTCTTCGTCTTCGTCTTCGAACTGTTCGGCGTGCCTGTGATGATGCCGAACTGATCGGTCGCCGAGCCAAACCCGCCGCCGCTGATGACGCTGTAGACCCGTGAGCCGAAGTAGTTGGCGCTGTTCGGCGCCTTGAACGTGATCGTCCACTGCCCGGCGGCGCCGGACTGCGAGGTGATCGTTGGGCTCGACGGTGCCACGGCCCCGGTATCCGTGCTGACGGTCTCCGTCGCCGACCAGCCGGAGAAACCACCGTGATCGGCCTCCGAACGGACCTCGACCTCGATGTCTGTATTGAGGGCCACGCCGGTGAGCGAGAGCTCCACTCGCCCGCCGACCGCCGGCGTCATGCCGTAGTGGATGTTTGCCGACCACGGGCCGGGCGAGCCGCCGCCGTCGTCGGCTACCCGCCAATGCACTTCGTAGGCCAGATCGCCGTTGCTCGGCTCGTCGAAGCTTACCGACACATGATAGGTGCCGCCCAGCACCTCAAACACCAGATCCACGTTGGTCGGCACCTGCAACGCGCTCGACGAGATGACGATCGGCACCGGCGGGGCGTTGCCCTCGTCGACATCCTCGTCCCAGTCGTCGATTGCCGCATCGGTCCCGACGAAGCCCATGAAGATTGTGCCGCCGCGTGACAGCGACAGTTGCGAGCCGAGATTCTCGATGACGCCCGAGAGGCGCGCCGGCGCGCCGTTGCTGTCGATGGTGATCCACCGCTCATAAGCCGCATTGATCCCGCTGAAGCGGAGTTCGAGCGTGCCGCGGCGCGGGGTTTGCAGCCGGTAGAATTCGCGCTTGGCCAACCGCCGCGCCTGGCTGAAGCTGCCGACCCAATTGTATTGCCCGGTCGTCACATATTTGCGCCCGCGGGCAACCTGATCCGCCTCGTCCTCCCACGGATCGGCTTCCGCGGTCGTGTAGCCGGCATCCGGGAAGGTGAACGTCACCTTGAGCGAATTGACCGCCTCCTCGTTCGGAATCTCGGTCGGCAGGTAGAAGCCGGAAATGTCGGAATCAATCAGCGTAATGGTCGGTGTGCGGAACTTGCCGCACCAGGGCACAAGCGCGCCATCGCCGCGCTCGTAGATGCGGATATCGCCGGCCGCCAGGATGGCCTGCCGCCCGACATCGGGATCCTGCTCGGTCGTTACCCACCCGCCGACCTCGTAGCGCTTTTCGGTTCCGCCGGCCTTCAGCGGCACGTCCTCGTCGCAGATGTCCGCCTCGCCCTTCCACTGGGCGAGCACCGGCAGGATGGCGATGTGGTAGTCACGCTGTGGCCCGAACTCGCAGAAGCACTCGAACCACAGCAGGCAGAGGATGGCGTTGCGCGAGAACTCCCAGGTGTCCGGATCGTCGGGGTCCTGTCCGGAATCGCGCGGATCCCAGACCAGCGCCGTATCCCATGTCGCGCTGGGTGACGGCGGCACCGCCGGATAGCGCCGGGAGAATTCGTCCGGCCCGGCCTTGCGCGCCTTCATGCCGATCGACGCCTGCCCGTCGCCGCGCGCCGCGGCGCTCCATTCGGGATACCAGCCACCCACCCCGAATTCGGTGCTGTAGCTTGTCTCGGTCGGCAGCCCGAGCCGGTAAAACAGGCTGATGACGCCGTCGCCGTAGCGACCGTCGCCGAGGCCGTTGACGTTGCCGCCCTTCTCGTGGACGGCGACGATGTCGACGCGGTCGTCATTCAGCCAGAACTGCCGCCATTCGGCGAAGCGATGGCCGCCGCATGCCGCCACGTAGTAGAGCGGCCCGTCGAACTCCTCCTTGAGCATGGTGGCGCCGGCAATGCGCGTCGTGCCGACCGCCCAGATGCGATAGGGGACTGCCTGCTGAAAGGCGAAGTGCCCGTCCTCCGGCTTGGGCGGCTTCGGCGCCAGCAGCACCGACAGGATAATGCCGGCGACGGTCAGGATGATTGGCGCGATCCAGGCTGCCGCCGTCGCACCAAACAGCGGCGTCAGCGCCGAAGTGAGCAGCGGGACGATCAACGCTCCCGCATATGCCGTTTGCGGCCAGAGCGATGCCCCACCAGCAGCGCTGGCCGCTCCCAGCCACCGAATAGCCCTCACGCGCCAAACGCCTCTGGTGGAGCCCGCCACGCGGCAAGCTGCGCGATGTCGATGCCGCGAATGCCGGCGAGCGCCCGCACGATCCAGAAGCTGCCGCAGCGGATGGCTGCGACTTGTCCCTGCACCGGCCCCGCCTCGCTCATCGCCAGCACCCCCTCGAGCACACCTATGTCGCCGTCATCGGGCACATCTACCGGCTGCCAGCCGATGCCCTCCAATGCCTGCCTGACGAGCGCCAGATAGCCGCCGGCCGCGGCTATGATGCGCTCCTCGCTCGCCGCGTCGGTATAGAGTTCCCGCCAGGGCGCCAGCGGATCCCGCCCGGTCGACAGTCTTGCCCAATGTGCTGCGAACAGCGTCGGGCAGCGACGATCCCGCGGCCAGCGCTCGCCACCGGACCGTTCAAGGAAGTCGCCAAGCAGCATTTGATGCAGATCAAAAACGCGGCCACGAGACCGTATACGACTGCACGTAGCGCGGTACGCGCTGACAGAACTCGTCGTCTGCCGAGAGCATCCTCTGCTGGGAATCCGACCACGATGTAAGCGCCGGCCTTCGCCGCGCCGTATCACCCATTCCGACACTGAGCTTGATCATCTGCTGTGGCGTATCGGCGCCGAGCACGCTCTTGCGCTCCATCGCCCAGAAGTCGGCATAGCCGGTGATCAGCGGAATGATCGGCGTCACCGGCTGATAGTCGTTATCGAGCAGCGCCATACCGACCTTGACCTCAACGCCCTTCACCGGCGGCGCCTCGGCGTCAAACCGCGCCATGAAGTCGGCATCGACACCGGACACGAAGAACTCCGCCCTGTCCGCCTTGCCGTTGATGAGGATGTCCAAGTCGGGCAGGTTCACGATCTTGCCGCCGCCGAGATAGACGGCGCCGTCCTCGTCGATGCTTTCGATACCGAGTTCGATGTCGGCGTCACCGAGCCACAGCCGCGTCACCGGATCCGTGTCGAGCCGGAAGAATATGCCGATATTGGCGCCGCCGCGGAATACCGCCGCAACGTCCGGGTCGATGTATGGCGTCATGTGCTGGGCGCGGCGTACACCGCCACCACCTCGTCGTAAGGCGGATCCTCGACTGGCAGCGCCTCGATCAGCTCAATCGAATTCTGCGCCAGCCAGAACTGCTCGGCCGTCACGTCCCAGCGCATCGTCGCGCCGCTCGGCAGGCGCATGCGGCAGGCTGGCCGGCTCCAGTCAACCGGATCGTCATTGCTGGCATCGGCGCGCAGCGTCGGCCGTATGGCCACGTTGTAAATGGTATAGTCCAGCGTCGGATGGACCGTGGCGCTGATGATGTGTTTCACGAGATAGACGCGCTGCCGCAGCCCGCCGGAACTGTGATTCAGGCCGAAGATCATCCCCTCTTGCATCAGCAGCCCATCACTCGGCCCCTGCACGCGGATGTAGATCGTCGATGCGCCAACGCTGAAATCGCCGACCAGATCGGATTCAAAGGCGAGCACCGTCGTATCCATGTTGATGCGGTCGGTGCGGAACGGCATGTTGATGGAGTTGACGCCGCCGTTCAGGATCGACGCCATCTTGAACCAGGCGCGATGCTCCTCCGGCTGGTAGAGTTCAACGGAAGCCGACATCCGCCACAGTCCGCCGCCCGAGAAATCGATTGCGCCGGTCAGGCCGTTGAGAGCTCGTCCGCCTTCGATCGACGAGGCGACGAGGTCGTAGCTGATGTTCACCAGCTTGAGTAGCGAGTGATCCCAGGTGATCGACGACATCGCGCTGTCAGCCCTTCAGCAGGTTGTGCGCCCGCTGCACGTCGCCGAAGTGGCGGGTCAGGTCGGTCCGGTGCTCCTTGAGCTGTCCGGCGACGATGCCGCGGATTTGCGTCTCGCCGATCTGGGAGCCCCGCGCGTCAACGTTGATCGTCGTTGCGAATCCGCCGCCGCGGCGGCGCCCCTGTGCCACATCGGCCCGCGAGAGCACCCGCTCGCCGGTTTGCAGGATTGCGGGGCGCTCGTCCGCGGCGAGCCAGCCGCCGCTGTGATAGCGCGGGGCATTGGCGAACATGGCGAGCGGCACGCGCCTTTTCGGCCGCATGTGGTCGCCCTCGCCGATCAGCCCGCCGGCATGCGCCACCATTGCCCCAGTTCCGCCACCGAAGAGGCCGCCGAACAGGCTGCTGAGAAGCTGACCCAGGCCGACCGATTCGGCGCCTGGATATCTGGCACGCATCGCATCAGACAATCCGCCGGCCCATGTGCCGCCGCCCATGGTTTTGCCGAGCATGCCGCCCATATCAGCGTGCATGACATCGAGCGGCCGGTCGCTGAAATAACCGCCGAAGCGGAATTGCGCCGCTGCAGCGGGATTGGTCTTCAGAAGAGTCTGATAAGTATCCTGCGCGAATTGTTCATACGCCCGGAATATTTCTGGATGGCGGATAGGGTTTGAAACCCCACCAACCGGCTTGCCCGTCGCTAGATCGATAAGTCGGAAATCGGTCGCCAATCCCCTAGGATGCATCGAGCCTGGATTGCTGGCGCGTCCCCCACGGCCGGAGAATGCCTCTACGCCATAGCCCTGCGCCAAAGCCGTTTCCCGCAATGCATTCGTCAGAACGTCATTTACCGGCCCACGATAATTGCCAGCAGTCCTAAAGAATCCGCCCGTGCCACCACCACTCCCATCTAGTGCAGGCGCTGCCCCGCCAGTCGGCGGCTTCGTCAACGGAACACGAGGCGTCGGCGGGGTCGGCAGCGGCCGCATCCGTCCCGACAACGGATCATAGCCGCGCCCCATTGGATCGGGAACAACCGTCGGCCCGATCACCTTGCCGGTCGTCGGGTCGTATCCGGTGAACGGTGCTGGATTGACCTGCCCCGGAACCGGCGGCGGCGTGATGCCTAATAGCCCGCCCAATCCACCGCCCTTTCCGCCGGATGGAAACAGCGCATTGGCAATCATGTCGCCGAGCTTGTTCGTCGCCGCGTCGAAGATGCGATTGAGGATGTTGAGCAGCACCTGGCCAGCGCTCGCGCCGGAGCGGATATCCTGCACGATGGAGGAGAACGCCTTACTTGTTTCCGTACGCAGCTCTTCGGTCTTCTTGATGTTGCGGTCGAGCGCATCCTGATAGGCCTCGTGCCCCGCCTGCTGTGCGTCGGCGGCTTTCTTGGCTGCCTCGCCCGCCTCCTCCGTAACGCGCTTCAGATGTTCCTGCGCGGTTGCCGCCACCCGCGCTGCCTCTGTCGCCCGGTTAAGCTTCTCGTGATAGCCATCCAATTCGATTTGGATCTTGGCCAGTTCTTCAGTCGTTTCGAGCAGGCTCTTGCCATATCTCTGAGTGCTCTGGGTCGCGCCCTGGGCATTCATCGCCTCCACGACGAGCCGACGAAATTGCAGGATGTCGGGCATGCCGGCGGCCTTGCTCTTGTCGAGCGCTCCAAAGGCCCCTGCGAACGGCTGTAGAGGATTGCCGAAAATGGCATCCAGCGGCCCGTGCGGCATGGTGATGCCGCTTGCACCCTTGATCAACTGCTGCCGCATTCGCTCCGTCGTCAGCCGATCAAGCGTTTCGATAACGTTGATGCCCTCCCTGCCATAAGCCTCCATAGCCTTGCCGGCATCTTGCCAGGCATCCTTGATCCTGCGGATGTGCTCTTCATGCTCCTTCAGCGTATCGGCGACCGATGCACCGCCCTGCGTGACGGCCCGGTAGAACGCCACTGCCGCCGCGGCCGCCAGGCCGAAGCCGACCACAGCGAGATTGAGCGGATTGGTGACGAACGAGACGATGCCGGTACCGATTGCCCGAAGCGCTGCAGTAACGCCGGTTCCAGATCGGAAGCTTTGGGCGAGTTGGGAGCCCTGCTGCATCATCACCGTGAACGGCGATTGCCCGGATGCCAGCCCAACCATGATATCCTGCAACTGGAACTGCATGACACCGAGTTGCTGGCTAGACAGCGTATTAGCCTGGTGCAGGCCGGCCGATCCCGCCGTTGCCTGCCGGTAGCGCTGTTGCAGCATGCCGAGCATCTCGGCCTGCCGGTTTGCATCGATGGCACCCTGCTGGAAAGCGCGATCCACCAGCGCCTGGCCACGCTCCAGTTGCTGCTGCGCCCGGTATGTGGAGTCCATCGAGGCACGCAGCCGGTCGATGGCCTGCGCCGCGGAGATCTGTCGGCGCGTATTGATGTCGGTGACGGTGCCGAGTTTCTCGCCCGACGCGGCAACCTGATCCTGCGCCTTCGACAGCCCCTGCAACTGAGTAGTCGCTTCCGCCACGCCGGGCGCCGAGCCGCGGATTTCAACACGGCGGATGACGTTCATTTCCATGTTGGGCAGAGACCTATTTGTGTTGCTTCTCGCGCGCCTTGCGACGCGCCTCGGCGTGGTCGAGATAGGCGCCGTCCAGCGCCCGGATCATGATGCGGAAGGTATCAAACTCCTCGGCGTCGAGCGCGAGCCGCTTGCCATATTGATTGATGGCGCTGAACGGGATCGGGCCGAGCGCCATGCCGGCATCACGATCCGTCGAGAGTTCCCAGAACGCTTCGAGATACCACTCATTGCCGGGGAAGAGCTCCGGCCGGTCAATGAGCGCCTTGGGCGGCCGCCCTTCCTCCTCGGCGATTTCCTCCAGCCACTTCGCCTTTTCGCCATCCCATGCGAGCGACCAGCGAAGCACCTCTATGAGTTTTTTGCGGCGTCCTCTTGGTCAGCCACCCGATTATCACTGACCACGCCGGAGGCGTAGAGCACCGCATCGCGGAAGTCGCGGAACTCCGGTTGCAGTATGAGCATGCGCGCCATGTCCGGGGTGAACTCTACTTCCTCGCCGCCATCCTTCAGATTGCGCCAGCCAAGCAGCACGGTATTGAGCAGGCAGGTTGAGATGATGCGATCCTGCTCATCCTCATCGGGCCGGCCGCCGACGCGCTTTGCCCGCGGCAGCGCCTGGATCAGTTTCGATTGGAGCCTTTGATATTTCGGATTGCTGAGTGGTCGCACTTGGAGCTCCAGATCCCCCATTCCGGGGATGTCACTCACCCAGCCGCCTTGCTCGAGCAGCGCCGGGTCGGTCTTGATCTCTTTCAGATCCACGCGCTCACTCCTGCGGCTCGGCTGCCTCGGACTCCTTTGCCTTCTTCTTGTCCTTAGCCTCGCCGCCGGCCTTCTCCTTTGCATGGCCCTTGCCGATGACGAGCTCGGCGAAGGCATCGGTTACCTCGATCTCCTGACCCTTTTCGAATTCCTGCCGCAGGCTGCCCTGCTTGGCTCCCTGCGGATAGCCGGTGAAGTCCTCAAGGATGATGATGGTTTTCACGATGTTTCCCTCACGATTCTGATCGTGCAGTCGGTTACGTCATCGTAGACGGCCTGCCACGGCAAGTTGACCATGACATCCTCATCGTTACCGCCGACGACACGTTCGACGTTGCCGAAGAAGATTTTCGGGAAATGCACTTCCCAATGCCGGGCCGATGGATCCCCCAGCACGAAATCCAAAGATGCCGACTCGTGATCTAGTGCCGCTTGATAGAGATCGTTGCTCTCGAAATAGCAGGACATGTTGCCGGTCACTTCGCAGCGCCCGGAGCCGAATTCCTGCGAATAGAGTGAACCAATAACCGGCCGCTCCCGCAGTCTGTTATCAATCTGGAAATCCAGCGACATGACCTTGGGCGACGGCGTAATTGCGCCAATGACCAGGCCGGCAACATTGGCGGATGCTGTGGCGATCGGATAGGCGTTGGCGGGAGTATATGTTGCGCCGGAGAGGATGGCTGTTGCCAGCACCTCACTCTTCGCCAGAAACTCAACCGTACCGGTCACGATCTGGCGCGCCCGGAGCGACAAGCTGTAGCGTGAGACCATTGCGCCGGAGAAGCGCGAAAACGAATCGGTCGTGCCGAGCTCCAGGGTTTCCTCAAGCGTCATATAATATGGATCAATACCATTCTTGATTTCGAATGGAGCCACGGTCGGCCATCTGGAAAACAGCGCGGATTGCATGATCGCCAAATGATCTGAGTAGGACCATTCGAAATCATAGCCGCCGCCGGCGCCGAGGCTGAGCAGGAGCAGATCAGGCACGTTGCGGTCGGCCCGCCGTTCGGCTGATGCCGCTGTCTGTTTTGCCGTTCGCAAGCCGCGATTGGTTACCCGCAACTCTTGGAAAGTCGGCGACGTTTCGGGGACGCCCCATACCGTTTCACCATTGACGGCGACGCGCGTCCCGCTGGACGATGCAAACATCGGTCATGTCTCCTTGTTAGGCTAGAGAAGCAGGACTCTCTTTTCCCGCTTCGTCTGATTGTCCCGTGCCCAAAGCGGACGAAGATTCGTCATGGCGTAAGCTGCCCGCAGTTGCGGGTCGTCAGGCCCATCTATCTGAAACGAAGCCAGCGGCACGATATGATCGATGTGCCACTTCCCGTAGTTCGCCCATGACATCCCTGAAGCAAACTGTCGCTCAATATGCCGTTTCAGATCGTCGACCGAATAGCCGACGAGATCCGACCACTTCCGACCGCGCTTCAGTCCCTTGAGCGCGTACCACATTGATGTGCGGATAGCCCGCCTGAGCACGAAGCCCGGATCGTCCTTGCCCCGTCTTTTTGCCGCCAGCTTTGCGGAGGCGTCCTGAGCCCGACATGGGCTGCAAAATTTCTGCCGGCCGTCCGCCTTCGTGAACGTGCCATTGCAATAGGCGCATATCGCCGTGTCGCCCCGTGCGCCCCTGCCCCTTTTCCGGCTTTGGTCCCACTTGCTTTGTCTTTGTCGCTTTGCTGCACAAGGCTCGCAGAGCGACCGCGTTGATGAATTCCTCACTATCTGAGAAGAGCAGTCTGCGCACTTGATTATATCGCCGATGCGTGCCGTGCCATGGCGCTTCCTCTCGTATTGCAGTCGGCCAAAATGCCGACGCCGAGCTACTGCCAGCTTTTGCCTGCATTCATCACACAGGCGCGCCGGATATACGATTGAGATGCTGCATTCTCGACATTTCTTCTCCATCACCCGATGAAATCATATTGGAAAGGAATTACCATACTAAGTTGGTAGTAATTCCCCTGGTCGTTCCGATCATCGATTGACGGCGAGCCCGGCGCGAAGGTTTGCAAGCCGTCGAACTGCTTGCCGATAAAGATATCCCCGAGCGTATCCACCCAAGCGAGCGCATCGAGTTCGCTGCCCCGCTCGGCATTGATGATGATGCGGAACGCTCCCTGCTCGCGCCAGAAGTTATTGCCGGGCGATCCGAACGTGATCTGCCGCGTATCGGACACTGGATATTCGACCCGCACAAACGCCGAGCCGTCGCTCGGCGCCTCGCCCTGCAATGTGTTCAGCCCGATGATGGGTGTCGCCGCCCAGTTCGCTGCAAGCCGTGTCTCGACCGCATCGACGACCGCTTTCCTCGCCATGTTCAGCGCATCGTGATGATGATCGCCGGCTGCCGGTCGGCCTTGGCCCCGGTCAGGGTCCGATAGCTAAACCGTATCCGCGCCAGGTTGCCGAAGCGCGCCTGGGCGATTGCCGCCACCGCCTGATAGACGCCGTCCGGCGCCATTGCCGATTCGCCGCGCTCGATCTTGCGCGCATAGGGCACCTCGTTGACGAAGGCGTATTCGTGCGCCTCGGGCACAGCGCCGCCCGGATCGACCAGGTCGCCATCGGCGAAGAACAGATGCCCGCGCGCATAGCGCCCGCTCACGACCGGCGAATGCTGCACGAGCTCGGCGCCGATCCAAGCGAACAGCTCCTGCACCAACTCGAACAGGAAGATAATCCGTCCGAGCGGCTTGACGCTGTCGAGATCGTCCGTCTCGCGCCCGTCGACCCAGGTGTCGTAGTCAGGTGCATGGCCGAGCGCCTGCGTATTGATGGCGATCGCTTCATCCCGCGACTGCCGCGCCACATTTGCTAGGAACGCGCTCTGCGCTTCCGGCGACAGCGTCTCGTCGATAAGGAGCTCCACGTCTCGCTCGATCGGCTCGACCTTGACCGCCAACCCCATCAGCCCCTCGCCGTGATGTCGTAGGCGATCGTTTCGCCTTGCAGGCGGCGCGTTGAGGCGTCGACGTTCTCGATGTTCAGCTTGCGGCCGTCGCTGCGCAGGATGACATCGTTGCGCTTCGGGTCACCCTCCCAGCCGGCTGCGGCGAGATCCTCGGCGAGCATGATGATGTGGCGGTCGCCTTGCGTGATACCGCCGACGAGCTCGTCGGGCGCATAGCCGCTGAGCTTCGCCCTAACCACAGCCTCGGCCGTGCCGCGCTTCAGCGTGACCATTTCGCCGTTCTGCATCTGCCGGCGGTACATGGCCCGCGCCGAGCCGGGCGTCATGGCTCACGCCTCAGATGCGGCGCGGCCCACGGCCGGTCGAAAGCCGGCGGCAGCGGATAGCGCCAGATCTTGCGATGCGTCGTCAGCCATTCATCGTGGTCGGCCCGCGCCGCCCGCTGCCGTTCCTGATCGTAGGCATGCCGCAGCCGCACGCGTCGCACCGCGAGCACGGCTGCACCGGCCCACACCAGGCCGCACAGCCACCAGAGCCAATCAAGGCCGCTCATCCCACCGGCACCCAATATTTAGCCAGCAGCCGATCCGTCGCGCTGCGGACGATGCTGCCCGCCTCGGCCGACAGCGCCCATTCCTGCGTGCCGACGCCCGGCACGTTCTCCCGCGTCAGCAGGATGTCATCACGCGCCAGTGATTTCATCTGGCCGATAGCGAGCAGCATTGCCTGCTTTGCCGGGATGAGATTGGGATCGCCAAGCGCGAAGCCCGCCGTAAAGCGAACCCGGATAGCCTCCGGATCGGCGAGCGTAGTCGGCCATGCCTGGCCATAGGCCAGCGCGATCTTGGCGACGCCTGTCCCGCCGGCGCCCGTCACGCGCCAAGCCTCAACCGGCAGCGTCTGCAACACATTGTTCGCATCGAGATATTTCACGCTCTCGACGAGCGGGGCGCCGGTCTCCGCATCGAGCGCCAGCGGCGGATAGGGCAGCACGATTGATGCCGGCTGCCCTGTGCATGAACAGCTATCGGCAAACCACGCCGTTTCGTCCAGGCGCAGCTCAAGCACCTGTTGCCCGAAGGCTCGGCCTACCCAGGATGGCGGTTCGAGCTCCCATTGCGCCGCACGGCCCAGCGCATCAAGCAGCGGATCGCTGGCCGTATCGCATGAGTCGATGCCGAGCTGCCGCTTGATTTCCGCTAGCGTCAGGATTGGATCAGGCGGGCTGATGACAATCACGCTTGCCGCCGGATTGCTCATCATGTGCTCAGCACCTTGAAGAAGAACACCTTCGAGCTCAGCGTGCCTGGCGTTAGCGTGCCGCCCGACTTGTTCTCAATCCATAGCCGAACATTGCCCGAGCCGCTCTTGGTGACGTTGGCGCCCCAGCGCACGTTTGCCTGGCCAGTATTGAAGTTCGCGGCAAGCAGCGCACAATCTGCCAGGCCGACGCGGCTATCCGTCACGAACGTCTCGTAATACTCATTGTTCAACAGCGTGCCCGGCGTGGCTCCCGGCGTCCATGTCACGCCGAGGCTCAGTCCCTGCTCGGTCCTGATGCCGAGTTCCGGAACCAGCCGCATCGCCCGCGTCGAGCCAGCGAGCAGCGAAATATTGGTGCCGTTTCCGTCACCGAGCCGCAGTCGCCCGCCGAGGCCCGTCTCGGCAATGTCACCATGGATATTGCCGGTCAGGCTCCAATTGTCGATGACACCGCCGTTCGGGTTATCGTGAACCTCGATGCCATAATCGCAATTCAGATTGCCGAACCCATCGATGATTAGTGAATCCAAATTCTGCGCATAGAGCGCCGACCCCGTGCAGCGCGTCACCGATCCGCCGATGACCTTAGCGCGCAGGCGCCCGCTCGGCCGGCCTGCACCGGTCGCCCCACCCGAGAGATTGATTCCCGATATGCATTGATCCGCCATGAAATGATGGATCTCTGCCATCATCGTCGAGGCGATGCCGCCGGCCCCCACCGCGACCCCGGTATCGCAATGCTCGGCCCAGCAACCGAACATGCCGAAATAGCAATCGGCCTCGCCGCTGGTCGGCTGTATCCAGCCAACGCCGGTGCCGGACGCATGCGCCACGGCGGCCGAGTTGTTGACCCCGCGCGTAACCCCCGTCAGCGTCGTTGCCGTCGTCCCGGTCCAGGTAAAAGTCTCGCTATCGAGCAGCCCCGTCCCGGCCGTTGGAAAGCCGGTCGTGCTGACCACGGGGAACGTTGTCGTCGTGGAGGTGATCGCCCCGGTCAGGGTCGTGAAGATGTCCTCCTCCTCGCCGAGCGAAGAGAGACCAAACCCGACGACACAATAGCGGGCGCCGCAGCCATACGCCTTGCCGAAGCGGACACGCGGATTGAGCCCTTTGTCGAGGGACCGGGTGAACAGACAGTGGATGAAGGTAAAGTTGGTGGCGTGCTTGATGTCGATGCAATCGCCGCCGGCCAGCCGGTAGAGGGGTGCGCCTGCCGCGTGCGCCGCCGGCGTCGAGCCGGCCCCGCCTCGGGTGACGCCGATCGTCGGACCGGTCACCGTGCCGTGCTTCATAAACTCGTCGCCGACCTGGATGGCGCCGCCCGTCGCATCGAGGATGGTGTAGTCACCGACCGTAATGGACGTATCGTCGGCATCGATGGCATTGACGAGCGTTGTCTGCGCCGACTTGACCATGCCGCCGAGGTCGAAAATGCAATCGATGGCAAGCAGATCTTCTTCCGGCCCGTTCTTGCCGGGAACCGCGAACGGGTAGCCCTGCCAGCCCATGCAATAGCCGATGGCGTTGGTGAGCTTGATCCGCTCCAGCTTCCAGCCCGTGCAGGCATATCCCGAGATGAGATGCGCAACGCCACCGGTGCGAACGCCGTTAAGTGTGCCCTGCCCATCGACCGTGAAATCGGACAGATGGACGTAATCGATCTTCTGATTAGGCGGTACCGGGAACGGGGTGATGGTAAGTTCGGGCTGGACGAGGATAGTCGTGGCGCTCATGCCGGCGCCCTTAACTCGCAGTCCGTTCCAAAGTACCCCGCTCGCCTTGACGAGCAGTTGCCCCTTCGGGATGAACACTATGACGCCGAGCCGGGCGCCGGCCTTGTAGGCGCGGTTCAGCGCCGCTGCATCATCCGTTACGCCATCGACCATGCAGCCGGCGCAGCGCACGTCGATCTCTTGCTCGTCGATCTCCCACCAGTTGCCGTCCGCGTCCTGGCCGGCGAGCTCGTGATCCGGCGCGCCGGCCTCCAGCCGCCGCCGGTAGAACGCCGGCTTGGCCAGCGAGGCAGCGGAGTACTGCCAGATGTAGATGCCGCGCTGATTGCTGGCGAACGCCGTGCTTCCGAGATCCTCGCGAAGCCGGTCGACATGGCCGATCCCGCCGGCCGGGCCGATGGCGCCACGCACGCCGACCTTGACGACGGTTGGACGGTGTGGGGTCGATAGCGCGACGATTGCGGGGCTAGTCATCCGGGGTCAGCCCGCCATAGCCGTTGAAGCGGCCACTGCCCCAGGACTCCTGAGCCCCAGCAATACGCCGCTCGACTTCCCATTCGGTCAGGTTGCCGGATGGCACGATCCGGCTTTCCTCGACCGTCCGATACCAAGTCAGTCGGTCGCCGACGTAGGTTGCTCCGTCGTCCGTTATTGTCGTCGCGTCCTCTTCGATGGCGAGCCCGTCAACGTCGAGGGTATCCTTGGTGAGCGTTCCGCCGGCCCATGCCAGGGTCAGCACGAAGCGACTGCCGGCGAGGTCGAGCAGCGCGTTGGCCTTGTCGAGAAACAGGAAATAGATCTCGGTATTGTCGCCGCGCGGGAAGTCGATGACGGTTTCGCACGTCATGGCGCGGCGCTCTTATAGGGGTGTCCCGCAGGAAGCCGGGCGACGAGCCCTTTCGACCATGCGGCCCAACCCTCAAGCTTCTGGTGCTCGAGCAGCGTCAACGTTGTCGTGATGATCATGTCGCTGACATTGATGGTCGCGCCGCTGCCGATAGCCGCTCCATTGCGGGCACCGAGAGCAAGGCGGGCAGTGCCGGTGGCGAGCGTTATAGCGACCGGGCCTTGGCTGATGTCGGCACCGTCGTAACGGCCGGTTTCCGCCGCCGCTGCCCACGAGCCGCTAACGATATGCGCGCCGTCAAAGACAGCCACCGCTTCGCTTGAGACTGTCGTTCCGTCAGAGACGCGGAACCGGGAGGAGGTAGCCAGCACCCGCGTAAGCCCGCGATCGACGGCGGGCGCGCCGCCACCATAGGCCATCAGGTAATGCGTGCCTGCGCCACCAGGGGTGAAGTCCTGCGAAACCACCATGAAGACGGAACCGGGGACGGCGCCGGTTGGCAGCGTGCCGAGGCTGGTCGTGATGAGCCGCTGAGCCCCGGCAAAGGCCAGGCCGGGATAAGCGCTGTTGAAGCTCGTCGCGCCCCAGGTCGGCCGTTCCGCCGTGATGGCGGTCAGCGACAGATTGCCGACCCGGTCCTTGACGGCCGACATCAGCCCGGCGCCGTCGTCGGTCCAGCCGGCCTGGCCGTGGTCGCCGGCGGTGACCCAGAACTTTAGGCTCGCGCCGAGATCGGTCGGTACCCAGGCCGGCACGACCGGCGCAGCAAACGGCTTGTAAAGCTTGGGGTCGTTCAGCCCGAATGTCAGCGGCTGTATCAGCCGCTGCGTCAGTGGTTGCAGCAGTTTAGCCACTAAACACCCCGCAGGCGGGCGACTCCGCGACCCGGCTGAACCGATAGGTGCCTGCCCCAATAATGACGAGCGCTCCCGTGCCGCTGCTGGAGAGCTCGCCGATATTCCAATATTGGCCGCTATCCCCCTTCAGGAAAATCTGCACGCGCCCATCGGCCACCGGCCCGGTTGCGTCCTTCAGGGCAACCGTCAGCGTGCTGCCAGCGGCTATGACAACATCGGCCGAATTGGCCGCCCCGCTGCCAACCGCCAAGATCTCAGTTGCTGCCATAATTTGTTGTCCTCATCGCGCCTTCGCCAGCAGCGGATACAGGTCGCAATTGACCGTCGATCCGTCGCCGTTGGTCAGTGTCAGCAAGCCCTCGGCGTCGACGGCAAGTGCAACCACCGGCATCCCCGCCGGCCCTTCTGGCCCATCGTCGCCCTTTGGTCCTGGCGGCCCTTGGTCACCCTGGTGGCCGCGCTTGCCCTGCCCGGCGATCAACTGCCAGCCCTCGCCCGGACATGCGCCCGGCGCGTCCCGGCGTGCCACGAACGAGGCTCCGTTCAGCGCCACGACATCGAGCGCCCGATACTCTTCCGCCTCGGCCCAAGTGCCGCGGATATCGAAGCTGCGGGCATCGGCTCCTGCCGGCCCAGGCTCGCCAGGCGCCCCAGGAGCCCCTACAGCGCCATCGGCCCCGTCCCGCCCCTCGCTGCCATCTTTCCCGTCAAGGCCATCCCTGCCGTCCCTGACCGTCGCCAGTCGCTCGTTTACGGCTAGCCGTAGCTCTGCGACCGCGGCCCGCATCTCGGCGAGTGCCAGATCCCGCGCCTCGCGCAATTCCCGCCGGACACTGACCGCAAACTGGCCGAGCTCTTGGCCGAGCTCTTCCGCGATCTCCTCACGCAGCGTCAGCATAGACCTGTCGCCGGAAGCCTCGCCGTGTAATGGCTCGGGCACTCTTTGCAGCATTTGCCGAATCCTCTGGGGATGGAGTGGCCGGTCCAGGCGCGGCCTCCGGCCCCGGCGCCGGCGGCGCGCTCGGAATGTCCTCGGCTGCGCTCAACGGAACAACTTGCTGCTGAACTCTAGGCTCGTCGCCGAACGCGACCGCCTTCAGCTCGACTTCCGCGCGCGCTTCGTTCGGCGCATAGATCCCTGAGAGAACGCCGCGCGACAGGCCCTCGATGCGATCCTTGAAGGCCGAGCGCAGCAACACCTTCGTATCGAACTCTGTGTATTCGTCCGGCGGCCCGCGCAGCCCAAACAGCCGGTCGAATTCAACTTCAATGTGGTTCAGCCCAAACCCCAATCCGCTGGCGATCCAAGCCTGCATCTGCAATTCCGTCGAAGAATACTGCGTCCCGCCGATCCCCAGCACCGGCAGCGGCACGCGGAACGCCAACGCAATGTTCTGCTCCGTCCACTTGAGCAGATCAGCGAGCTGGCCCTGCTCGGCGGTGCCGCCGGACATCTGCTGCGCCTTGGTGCCGCCGGTTAGGATCGGCGAGCCGCCGGAGCCTGTGCCCTTCGTCTGCGCGTCCCAGACATTCCGCAATGCGCTCACCTGCTCGAGAGTGAGATTGTCATCTGTTTGCAGCAGGAACGAGGGCCGCGCTTCGTTCTGGTAGTAGGCAATCTGCTGACCGAGCGCGGTGCCGGACATGGCGAGATCAAGCGCTGCCGCCAGGATCGGGCTTTCGCCCTTCAGAGGATGCCGCGGCGTCTGAAGCCGGACATGCAGGACATCCCGCCCCGGAACCGGATTGCTGAGATCAATCCGCTTGTCGAGGATCTCATTCCCGGTCAGGCTGTAGAAGATCGATCCGTCTTCGGCGATGCGCGGTGCACCCTCCCGCATCAGATGCAGCTCGGCGATCTCGCCGCGATCGTTGCGGAGCGCCACCCCGAACGCCTCGCCCTTCGCGTATAGGCGCCGCGTCAGGTTCATCAGAAAATTCGAGATTGTCTCGTAGTCGTTTGGCCGCCGCATGATGCGCGACAGCGCTGAGGTTGTGACACGCGTCCGCCCGCCGTCATCGCGGGCGCGCCAGTGGTCGCCTGGACACATGGCGATCGTCTGCGCATAAGCCGAGATGCACGCCTCGACGATGGCGCTGCATTCGCCATAGGGCTGGAGCGTATAGCCGCATTGCCACCAGTTCATTAGCCGGCCGGCGCTGGCCGACAGCCAACCGTCCTGGAGGAGATACGGTCCTGGCCGATATTGCCCCTCGGCGGCTCGCACCGTCGAGGGGCGGAAAACCCGCGTTAACCAGTTACCCATCAGCGGGTCTTGTATCCTGCCGATTCGCCCGCCGGCTTGGCCTCACGCTCGCGCTCGCGCTTGGCCGTTGCCCCTGGAACGATCGGAGCCTGATACGTGCCCTCGTTGATGGCGTCGGCTTCAGCCTGAGTTGGCGTCGGTGGTTCCATCGGCGCCGTCAGTCGCTCAGCGTGAGCCTTCTCCCGCTCCGCCTTCTCCCGCTTTTCCCGCTCGGCGGGAAGCTCCTCCGCCGGAGCCGGCTTGGTTTCGGTTGTCGTCGGCTTGGTTTCAGCCATTTCAGTCAATCCTTTCCTACGGTCCCCAGTCGGCGCCGGTCATGGTCTGCACCATGCCGGAACGCCGCATGGCCCAGGTCACGTCCATAATCATGCGGAGCGCGATATTGCCCGTCTGCCACATCGAAATTGTCGGTGCGGCAACCGTAGCCGGCGAGCCCGCCGTGCCGATGTTCAGCGGCGTCGTATCGTCGGCATGCAGGGTCGGCAGTTCGCTTGCTTCGAACTCGGCACCGCCGGCAACCGAGACGAAATCGGCGGCGTCGAGCATTACCAGCGTTCCCGCCGGAATGCTCGTCGAGACCAGCACGCTGAACTCCGACATGAACTGGCTCGCCCAGCCGAAAGTGCCGTCTGGCCCAGGCGCCATAGTCAGGAACCTTGCCTCCCGCTTGTTCATCAGCAGCACAAGCTTGACGCCAGCGTTGGCGGTGTCGAACGGTGCCGCCAGGGCCTGGATGTCGGCCAGGATGGCGAGATAGCCATTTGCCGTCGACGCCGTGATCGGCGTTACGCCATTGGTAAGGCCCGCCGGCCGCGTGGTCGAAACAGCCACATTGTCGATGAGAAGCGCATCGATGGCCTTCGCCGTGTCGTTCTGGATTTCCTCCCGCAAGAGGCTTTCGATCTGTGGTGTCGAGTAGCGCGCAATCTCCCGTGAGAAGTAGGAGATTACCCCGACTTTGTGCGGATAGAGCGTAATGCTCGTCAGCCCAAGCCGGCGCACCGGGATGGCACCACCTTCGGCCACGAATGAGCCGGCAATCGATGGCGTTGCTGCCCGCGACGGAATTCTGATCGCCCCGGCATTGGGTCCGAAAGCCAAGCTAGTGCCGAGCGCCGCCAATCGCGGGAACACCGCCATTGGATTCAGCGTCGACATGAAGCTCATATTCGCCGTTTCGACGAGCTCGGCCGCCCAGCCGGCCAGCGTTGTCGTTGCTCCGAGAACGGCGGCGCGAACATAAATGTTGGTTGCCTCGTCGTCGGGATAGCGCTCTTCCAGAACCTTCATCGGATCCTTGTTCAGGGCTCCGGCGATGAAATTGACTAGCGCGGCTCGGATCCGCAGATCCTCCGGCTTCGGTTCCCTTTTTTGCACCCCGAGCGGACGGCGAAGCAGTGCCGGTGCCTGAAATTGTCCGTTGGCCGCTGGCGGCGGATCGGCGGTCCGCGCTGCCATCGCCTTCTCAGCCCGCTTCAGCGAATCGAGCTTCTTCAGCCGGTGCTCGACCTCGGCCGACATGGTCTCCGTCTGATCGCTGTCGGCGTGTTCGTCCTTCACGTGATCGTTCAGCGCATCTCGCGCTTGGTTGTAGCTTTCCTGAGCATCCTCGATGCTCTTAGCGAGTGTCTTTTCCACTTTCGTATTCCTGTTTCGGGATGTTGCGGCTTGCTCGCCGGCAGATATGTCCCGCCTCATTTCGGCTTGCTCGCCAAAGGCCAAGGACATGGTTTCGTCACTGAGATTCAGGCTTCGCGCCATCTTCAGCGCGTTCTTGTTCGAGGGAATGCCAACAAGCGAAGCCTCTAGCAGTGCCTGTCGCTTGAATTCCCATTCGTCACCCGGCTTGCCCTCCTCGATCGGCTCAAAGCCAACCGATACGGCCCGCAGAATGCCCTGCTCGACGAGGCTGCGCAGCTCGTCTAGGCGGGCACTAGAGCCTTTCTTGGCCATGACCAGGCGCCCGAGCAGCTTCCCGCCCGCCACTCGCACATCCGCCCACGTGCCGATCGGCACTCCGCCGTGCCCGAAAAATGCAGCAGGATGCTTGCGGAACTCCGTCAGATCCCAGCCGGCCGGATTAATGCGCGTCCCGTGCCGGTCCCGGCTGCCGTCAGACAGCACGAATTCGTCGCCAGACCCCTCCGAGAAGGAGTCGCGATAGTGCATAGCCATTTCCGAAACTGCTCCGTCAGAAGATCAGCGTTCGCCAGTCGCGCTTGTTCTCAATGAACGGCGCCGCAGTCCCGAACGCCATCGTCAGCGCCACCATTCCGTCAATGCGGTTCTTCTCGTGCCGCTTGTCCAAGGTCTTGGCGTTCTCTTTGCCTTTGACGACCGCATTCAGGCAGCACATGCGCAGGATCGGATTGCCGCCGTGCGCCAGCCGCCGATTGGCTATCTCCGACTCCAGTATTCTCAGCGCCGGCGTCATCGACACCCAGCCCTGCCCGAACTCCTTGAACCGCTCGGTGAATTCCTCTTCGCTGAACCCGACCCGCAAGAGCCAGGGGCGTAAGAACTCCATGAACTTCCGATCGAACCCAATCTGCTTGATGTTGTAGGCATCGAACACGCCGCGCAGATGCTCGGCCACATGCTCGTAATCTATCGAGGCACCGGGCGCCGCGTTCAGCAGACCTTGGCTGTGCCACATGTCATAGGGCACGCCGTCCCGCCGCGCCTTCTCCCGCAGTCCTTCTTTCGGCAACCAGAACGTCGGCTTGACCGACCAGACCCCATCGATCCGGGCAATCAGCACCAGCGCGGTCAGATCCCGAACGCTCGACAGGTCCAAGCCGCCGAACACGTCCGCACGGCCAAAGTCCGCAGGCTCGTCACCGCAGGCGTTCCAGTCGCTGATCGGGATGAACGGCGACTGCACCTCGACCCGCTGATTCAGGATCAGATTGCGGTATTCGGCCTCCCTCGATGGCATGCGCCGAGCATCCTCGGCCATGCTCCTGACTTCGTCGGCCGACTGAAAATCCCCGAACGCCGGGTTGGCCTGCCGGATAGCTTCATCGCCGAACGGATCAAGCTCCTCGTCCGCCGTGTAAAGGCTCAACACCACCCGCGGATCATGCCCGGCTTTTGCGTCGTCGATGAGCACGCTCAACAGATCGTTGTCCGTCGCCGCCTGCGTCGAGATCACCACGGAGAGCGGGTTTTCCTGCGCCGCCGTCGCCGTTTCCAGCGCTTCGTAAAGCTCCGAGCGCGGTCCCCGTACCTGCCCCAGCTCGTCATGCACTATGAACACCGGGCTCAGCCCGTAGGCCGTCTTCGCCTCCGCGCTCAGCGCCCGATACACCGTGCCGAGCTCCGGACACGACAGCCGCTTCGCCGTGTCACCAATCGTAACTACCGAATTCAAATCCGGACTGAGCCGAACCATCTTGGCCGCCAGCGCGAAGATGATGGCCGCTTGGTCCCGGCTCTGCGCCGCGCTGTAGAGTTGACTATTCGCTCGCGCCTGCGGCCCGCACAAATGCGCCAGCAACAGCATCGCCGCAAAGCTGGTCTTGCCGTTCTTTCGCCCGAAACTGACGATTGCCCGCCGCGTTCCGGCCGGGTTGTCATAGATCCGCAGGATCTCGGCCCGCTGCCAGTCCCGCAGCACCACCGGCCGCCCCATGTGCCGCCCCTCGGGGACGTGCACATACCGTTGACAGAAGTCGATGACCTCTTCGCCCGGCGTTTTCTTACGCGGCGGCTTTCCAGGGCTTTTCCGCGACACCCGAAACACCCGATTTGCCGGACTTCTTCTCAGCTTGGTTGGCTTGGTATCTGCTCAACTGCGTTAGCCGCATTGACTGCGCTAACGTCGTCATCGTTCGCGCCTCGCGAGCCGCCAACGTCAGCAACTTTTCATACCGCTTCAACCCATCCTCATCACAGATGTCCTCGGGTCCAAACCGATCAACCGCCACGGCAAGGACATCCATCTTCACCACACTTCGAACGAATGCCGTAAGCACCGCATGGCTCTCGCGAGGGAACCAATTCGCCGGCATCCGACCAACAACATCCTGCCATTCAGCCGCTTGAGCCCGCGTCAACGTCGCCGGTGGCTCCGGCCGATAGCCCGGAGCTGCAACCGTAAAAGCAGTAGCCGACCTGCGAGGCATTGATTCCTATCCTATAAACTTAGCGTTTCTCGAG